TCTTCCCCGTTCCCTGTGCCCCCGTCATTAATATTTTGTCAAACTTTTTCATCTATTGTCTCCTGCTCCGTGAATTTTACCACGTTGTTTACGTGAAAACAGTTTTTCTATATTTTGCTCTGCAATCTTTTCCGTATCAAGTCCTACGCGGTTAATCATGCTGTTTATTACCTTCCAAGCATTCTTCCAGGCTTCCAAAACGGCTTTCTTTCTTGCTTCCGGGAATACGTTCTGTTCGGCTTCCTTCCAGTCATCACGCAACCACTTTTTAACCTGGTCCGCAATCTTTCCAACTTCTACGGGCAAATCAAACACGCCTGCACCTTCTGCATTTGCCAAAGCTTCTTTCCAATCCCAGCCTTCAATGTCAAGATTGCACTCTTTACGAATCATGGCAAGGTACCAGAACATATCTCCGATTTCTTTAGAGATTTCTTCCGTTTCCGCCTCGTTATTGATTTTTTCGTAGGTTTCTCCCATCTCCGAACACAAACCAAGTGTTACATAGGACAAAGCCACTTTTTCATTATAGCAAGCTGTAGTAGCTGCCTTTTCTTCATACTCGAAATACGTCATATCTTTTATTTTTAATTGTGATGCAAAATAAGAATTAAATTTTGAGATAAACAAATATTATCTCCAATTATTTTAAATCCTTTATATCAATTTCTTCTAACCACCTCATTTTGAAGTAGGTATACGGAATCTGTTCCGGTATGCCATCAATCCATATCACTACATTGTCGTCATTCGGGTGATTTATCTTCACCTTATATTCCTTTCCCTTATATATCACCGGGGTACCCGGTTTCAATAGGTGAAACCTATCCCAAAACATTACCGACTTTTTTGTTTTCTCCGAATACTGCAAGTTCGGCAACCCGTATTCCTGCAAAAATTCCTTCTGATAAAAACTTGAAAACGCATTGTCATTATCAAACATCGTTCCAAGACGGAACCTCTGTTTTAAATTCAGAATCTTTGCCTTCTTCTTTTCCGCAATATCCTTGTATATCTTTACAAGTTCTACACTCTCTATACGATTGTAAACTATCGAACGCAATTTACAGCTTAAATACTCCAACTGCAAATTAAATACAAACTGTTCCAAACTGATTTTCCGTGATTTCTCCATGTCCTTAATTTTGACTTCAAATCTAACAAAAATTAGGATAAATGGCAAAAAATCAACACTATAAATGCTTGGTATAGTAATTAATCGGTTCTGTCATATTGTCAAGCGCCCATAGGAGTTCTTCTTGTGTCGCGTCCCCAGGGTCTTTCTTCTTGTCTTCCAGTTCAGCAATCTGCACATTGAAATATCTTTGCAAGGTCATTGATACCGTCTTAATCATTTCCGGTTTGTCCGGGTCATACATCAAAATCACGTTCCTTATACCGGGTTTATCCCTCAATAACCTTATCTGACTTAACCCCATATTGTTACCGAACGTAAACACGCACTTTATATCCGGTGATTCATAGAGGTGCAGTTTCGTATCTACAGATATATAGTCAAACATTCCTTCCACGATTATAACCGTGTCCGTCTCGTCCGTTATATTGTCATACCCTCCTATCACATGGGAGAACCCGTCTCGCGAATTCTCGTACCTCAATACAAGCTTTTCTGTGCCCTCCTTGAACTTTTTCAAATTCTCCTCGTGCCATTCTTTGCTTTTCTTTGAACGTGCCAGCCACGCGGCCAATTTGCCGTTCATTGTAAACTGGAATATGAACTTATCATGCAGCTTTCTTTCGAGAAAGAATTTTGTTTCTGCCGGGCGAAATTCTTCATAATATCTTTTTACAAAGCCCCTCTTATCCAAATATTCGTCCTTCTCTATATATTCCAGCTTTTTAGGTAAAACACATTCTTTGATTTCCTCTATCGTTTCTTCTTCTTCATTTATTAGAGGGGTCAATTTCTGCATTTTTACTGTGTTTTCATAATCCTGCTTTATAAGGTCCTTTCTTCCTATCTTTTCCAGGAACTTTTTTAAAGTGGTTTTTGTGCCACATTTGAAACAATGGAATGCACCGTTATTCCCTGCCTCATTGAACTTTATACCCCATTTACCCTTTTTATTGCAAAAAGGACATTCCCTATTCCGGTCCTGCATGAAACCTTTCGCTCCGAACAAAGATAGGTTCAATTCGGATATTACCTCGTTTTTGTCAACTCTGAACATCTTAAACTTAAGCTCTTTCTAACGTTACTCGTTCGTTACCTCTTTTATAATTCTGATACCAAAAACAATCTGACGTTTTTACAAAACCTTGTGATTTAAGTTCTTTTTCTAACTTCCACATCTCTGAATTACTTTTGTATTGAATCGTTTTCATAACCTTATCTTTTTAT